TGATTCGTGTGCCAGTTGCTTCGGCTGATGGGGTCGCAGCATTGATGAGTTGGTTTGATAAAACAGTGAAAGAATCAGCGCATTGAACTGTGGCTGTGTCATTGAAGCCAAGGTCATAATTAATATCCCAATCTGTCACTAGACCTGTGTAAATCGGAATGCCATTTGCAAGGATTTGAACAGGCAAACGCGGAACAATACCTGTCTGATTGGTAGGACTACCGATCCAATAAGGCGACGACTGGTTCAACGGGTCGAACGTGCGCGTCTTATTCCAAAGATTTATTTGAGCGCTGCCACAGTTAAACTCGTCAAGTTGGCGTGAACGCCCACGAGTAATTGAAACAGATTGCACATATTCAGTCACGTCAGCAAATTGAATGCCACCCAAAGTGCCACGGCCTGCAGTGTCCAGCACGCCATAAAACGCATCATTAAGTTGAAAAGGTTGTCCAAACCCGACAGTGGTTTGAAACCCGATAAGAACTTGGAGAACAGGCTGACTCATGCGCTAACAAATACCTGGCCAGACAGCCTCTCGGCTGCTTTTATCGCTTCTATGATACTCCTGCCAACGGTTGCAGGGTTACTCACAAGGCCAGCATTTACTGTGATCTGGTAGGTGTTGGCTTTTTCAAGTGCTTTTTGCCCTGCCATTACGTTGCCACCAAAGAACGAACCTGCAGCCACATCGCCAAGTGATTGACCTGCTGATGCAATATCTGCCAGGCCAGCGTTGAGTGCACCAAGACTTAATGATCCTGTACCTGCAACCATTTCGCCTGTGACTACTGCACCAGCAACTGGCCCAAGGTTTAGTAACTGTGAAAGTCCTTCTTGTGTAAGTCCACGGCTTGTCAGTGTTTGAAGGTTGGTGGCAAACTCTTTGGCTTTGGCTATTTGGTCTGCAAATACTTGCCCGTAGTTTGATTTGGCTCTAGTGCTTTGCGCTGCAGTCACGTTCTTTTCAGCGTCAGCAACCTTTAACAAAGCGTCTGCATATTGTTCAGCGTCATCTGTTGGGTTTAGTTTTGCCAGTTCTGCGTAGGCTTCCTTACGGGCTTGCAAGGCATCGGCAACATCAGACTCTGCATCTGTCTGAGTTTTAAAAGCATCAGAAAGAGAAACAAAACTCTCGATCGAGTCACGCGTGGCATTAGCAAAATCCCGCAACTCTTTCCTAGCATCCATGAGGTTTTGTTCTACGCCTTGAATAGCAGTCGAAACACGTTTTCTTAATGTGTCTGCATGGCTTTTGGCTGCTTTTTCTGCAGCCTTTTGTTCTGCTGCAACTTTCTTAAGTTCCTCTTTGGTTGGCTTTAGTCCATCTTCATAAGCCCGCAACATGGCATTTTCAAAAGAGCGGAACTGGCGCGACAAGTTGCGCGTTGAAGTAATTGTTGTGTCTTGTTCTCCAGCCAAAAGATGAAGGGCCTTTGCCATGTTTTTAAGTTCTGAAACGCCAGGAATGATTTCCGTGACCATCTTAAAAATAGTGCCTGAAAACTTGTCGTTCTCTTTTGAGGATTGCTCAGTTGCAATTGTGAGCCCCTTGCCGATAACAGTTGCAGCATCTGTGACAACTGGAAGCAATTGCTTCCCAACCGTTGTCGATATGTTCTCATATTGCGCATTCAGTGTTCGTGTTTTGTTTGCCAGTCCGTCAGCAGTGCGCTCAAAATCGCCTTGTGCATCTGAGGTTTGAGCAATAATTTCAGCCTGTGTTGCAAGAATCTTTTGTTGGGCTGTAAGTGCACCAGTGCCCTTGTAAATGCCAATTGTGCTGGCACGTTGTTTCAAGGTTGCATCATTAAGCAGAACGCCATATTTGCGGATGGGTTCAGCCTCACCACGAAGTGCAGCGCCAATGGCCGTGATGGCTTCCTCTGGGGAAGTGTTGCTAAATGAGGCCATGTCTGAGGCCAGAACTGTGAAGTCTGTTGAAAAGTTAACTAGGTCTTGCCCGCCCAATTGTGCTGCTTTTCCAAAAATGGCAAAGGTTCCTGCAGCATCAAGTGCCTGCTGTTCAGATTGTCCAAATGTGGATGCAGCAGTTTTGGCAAAGGCTTCAATTGATTCTGCCGACTTGCCAAAGATAACGCGGTTCTTGCTGACTGTTTCTTGCAGGTTAGATGCTGCCGTGATGCTGTCTTTAACGCCCTTAATTAAGAGTCCAGATGCAATTCCGACTCCCCCATAACTTTTGACCAGCGATTTAAGCGACGTCTGAGCGGTCTTAACACCTTTATCGTTGTATGTAGTTACTACGGGAAGCGTTACTGCAGCCATTATTTTCTCGCATTCGTTTCACGGTTTACGCGCAAGATTACATCCTGCACGATGCCATGTATGGCAATCTCTAATTCTGGAAGATGTGCTTCGCCACCAGGCCACATATAGCGAGATGGGCCAATGCGGCCTTTGCGCTCTCCAGCCGTGTGGGGTTTATCTTCCTGTTGCAAGTTTTCATTGAACTTGTTGCCTGGCTTGCCAAGGTTGCGTGAACCAGCATTGTCGTAGATAGCGCCTGCAGGGTTGTTTTGAATAATGCTGAACATTGAATAACTGGCGTGGCCCATACGGGCCTTGCGCTTCGGGCCACCAAGTTTGAAGCGGATGCCTCGAAGAATGAGTTGTCTATCCCAACGGGTGTCAGCGCCTCTGCTCTTGATCAGTACGCCTTTTGTAATGCGTGATTCGCCAGTGTTGTTAAATGGCGTGAGGTCAGAGTCAATAAACTTTAAGTAATCCTTAATGGATTTGACAGTGGGCGCTGCTTCCTTGCGGATTTGGCGGTTCATTTCCTTCACATAATCAGGCTCAAGTTTCTTCAATGTCTTAAGTGTTTGCTCAAGTCCTTGAATTTTCATCTGTGAATTAATGTTTGCCATTACTTTTGTCTGTCTTGAAGGGCTTGGCTCAGGGTACTGATAAGTGTGATCGGCATCTCTTTGAGGTCTTGCCAGGGAATCCCAGAAAGGATTAATCCTGCGATGACTCCGTGGATGCCGTCTCGCCAAAAGGGATGCGTTCAACCCTGTAAGAAACACCTTTCACTTCTGAACGGTATTTCTCAATGTTGCTGACGTGTCCATTTTGTTTCATGGAAAGGTAACTAAGTGTGACCAGGTATTCCATGGATAGGTTTTCATCTACTGCTTTAATGATTGAAACGGTGTGCAGTTTCTCAAACTCGATGAGGCTTGCTACCGATAGGGCGATTTCGTGTTCGCTCCCATCGACCAGCACGGTGGCGATGTGGAGTTCGAACATTAGACGATTGGTGCAGTGTAAAGGCCACCATTGAAGGTGATGCTGCCGACAGTTGCAAGGTCGCCCACGGCACCAACCACTGGTCGGTATTCGTTCATTAGGCAATTCGTAATTGTCAGGTTTGGATTTAAGGCACCAACAACGGCTGAGTCATGCCTCACGATTACTGTGGTTTGAACGCCGACAAGAGCAGTCAAAGTTGCGTGAACTTTTGACGCTGCAAAGTCTTGGTTGAACGAGATTGTCACAGTGTTATTCTGCAATCCGCCCACGAACTGATGTCCGTTCACTGATGTAGTCGACATTGCCGTGCTTTCAACACTGTCGACAGCCTGTACAAATTCTACATTCGTCACATACGAAGTCAAATCGATTGAGTTGACGCTCACTTGAACGTCTTTGTTTACGAAAATAGCCATGACTATTCTGCCTCTGCTTTCTTGGTTGTTTTGGTTGGTTCGATATGGCCCGCATTTATGAGAGCCTCAATCGAGGAACCTTGTAGTTCCTCATCGGTGATTGTGTCGCCAGGCGATTTGCCTGAGACGATTTCTGAAATGACTTTGTAAGTTGCCATGTGTTCCTTATGGGTATGCCACCCACGGAACCGTGACGGTGTACGCGGGTAGTTCTTGATTGCCTACGGTGTAAATCGTAGGTGTTGCGTCTGTTGCTGATGTTGCATCAATAACGATGTCCATTGTGTCTAAGAGCGCAATAAGCGCGTCTAAGTTGCCAGGTGGTGGCATCAGCACATTGACAGGAAAAGAGAGCGACAACTGGTTTGTTGTAGATCGCGTGACTTGTGGTGGATCAATAATGACGGAAAGCGGGCGAGCGTTGCGGGAGTCTGAAACAACCACGATGCCAGCAGTTTCGAGCGTTGAGACCAGCCTTAGGCGGGCATCATTTGTACGGCCCATTATGCTACCTGTGCTCGGTTACAGCCCCAAAGCCTAAGAATGTCACCCATAGCAACAGGGTTGTTTCCTGACGCTAGTGACTCATAAGACTGGAATGAATCCCCGCCTGATGATCCACGGGCACGGTACAACTGTGCAGCCATCATTGTGGTGCCGAGTTTTACGTCTGCACTCGGTGCCGTTGCAAGCACATCGGAAAAATATCCCGCAGCGCGCCTGCGACGGAACGCGAGCGCGTTGGCTGCATCCGTGCATACAGTAACGAAGGCTGTGTCATTGGCGCTGGCTGGCGATACGCCCAAGAATGACAGCACCGAGGCATTGTCAGTCCAAGTGCAAACGCTGGTGTAGGTAATTGTTGCAGTGTTTGCAGCAGTGTCCCTAGATACGTCACTGCCAGCATCAAAGTAAATGACTTGGTTCTCACGGAAAACATTCCAGTCGAACTCTAAGTCA